GCGCACCCTATCTATACTTGGTTAATAGGGTGCGCAAGTGTGAAAAAAAAACTTTTAATAATTTAACACGGAGGCAGTAGAATGCGGTGCTGTGCTAATCCACATTTAATGGATGAGCAGGACCCATGCGGATGCAAAATTGAAGCCTGCTTTAGCTGTAATGAATATCGATACATCGTATTTTGTTCAGAACACGAAGTAGGTGCAAATGAATGACTGCCCATTTCAGCCCGGGAATGTTCGAACTTTGTCGAATAGGTCATTATCAACTCACTCACAAATGGACAAACTATATCCAGGATAAAGTAAGCAATTCTCAAACAAGGGATTGCTGGTTTCCAGTTAGGAGTGAAGCAGGACATATCCTCTACGAAACCAAGCGTTGCGGCCAGAGGACTTGCTGGGCTTGCCAGTATAGGTCCCGATCTAAACTTAGAGCGAAAGTGGAATCTTTTATTCGATTGCACGTTGAACCGAGTCCACGTCAGTGGCGATTCGTAACTCTTACGTTACCTGGTGCATGGTACGAAATTCGCCATGCAACTATCGAAGAACAATTAACGCAGTTAAGGAAGAGCTTCAAGTCTTTCAGAGGGAAGATGAAGCGCAGGGGATTTCCAATCAGTGGGTTTTACACTATCGAAGTTGAATCTGTCAACAAGAGATATTGGCATGCCCACGTCCATATGATTGTGCAATGGAATGCAAATCATGACTACGGGGAACTCAGAGAGATGTGGACCAAGAGTGTTGATCGCAAGACTCTGGCACACCTGGTTAATTGGGAACTTGACCCAAATAATCAGAGAACCGTACAGGTGGACCGCTTTTCGGATGCGAAATTGGCGGATTACCTAACGAAAGTGACCAATTATGTCACGAAAGTGAACGATTCTGTTCATAATAGAACGGAAATCGGGGAAGCATTATACAGGCGACGCACAACCGGTTGGTTAGGCGCTCACCATGGCTTCAAAGAAAAGAACAAAGACTCCGGCGGTTCGATACCTTCGGTATAACGTAGTTAACAGTGCAAATGCAGGAACTGAAACCTCGCATTTCATAAACCTAGCAAGAGACTTATCTGCAGTTAATCGCAGATTGTATCGAAGTGGAAAACTCTACCACGTGAAGCGAATTACTGTCGTGAGTAGCAATACCATTGCTGGCTGGAGTGTTAACGGTCTTACCGGATTCCCACTCCAACAGAACGCTGGTAGATTATCTGTATCGGTTATTCCTGACTCTTGGACTTCCAGAGCAGCGTTTAACAGAGGCAAGAAGACGTGGATGGAAATGCAGAAAGTGGCTATGGCTCAGGCTGCAGGTGATATCACGGCTACATGGAACGACTTCAAGGTCGATATGTCCGTAGATTTCCGTTCAGCTGCAAAGTTGATTCCTATCGATAATGGAAACAACCCAGTGCAACTTGGAGAATGGATTGAGTCACGCCTGGTTAGTCCCGATGGGACCTCAGGTGAGGATACATTCAGTCTACACATGCTCGGTGACCATACTGGGTCAACAGGCGCCTGGGGTTCAGTTGGACTCATCAAGTCTTACGGAGAATCTAGAGCTACCGTAAACGCTGGTGATCCTAACGTACCAGGAACAGTATCCGACGACCCGTTGGTAAATGTCTTTGACTACGGAACCACTATCGATGAAGTAATCAACGATATGGAAATGCACAATGATTTACCTCCTTACGTCATAACTGATTATGTCGGGGGAGATGCAAATATGCCTAAACCAATAGTTGTTCAAGATGGAGCCATCTCGGATGGCCGTCTAACTCTTGGTGGTTTCTCTTGTCTTTTGGGACAGATAGAAATCGAATGCACCGCTCCAAACGACGGAGATGTTTACTCCGTTCTGGTTGAACTCGCTGAGGGTTCATACAGAGGAATCAAAGGAGAGTCCTTCTGATGGTAGCCATACCTGAAGAAAAGGTCGCTGAGGTGATTACCGCTTCCAAGGCAATGACAGCTTGGGAAAATATCGTGGAACGACGTGTCGAGGTTCTTCTGGGAACATTGATCGCTCACCAGTTGGGTTTGTTAGACAAACTACTGGTATACGGCTCTGGCGTATGTTACTGAAACAGTAAGACTTTATTACAACTAACAGTCCCGTGTATACATGGACAGGTTAGTTCAATGTATCAAATGCGGGAGATTTGCTCCAGTAAATCCACGAATTGCTAGTGTTGCGGACATCGCTCGCCCCTGGCGTTCATGTCGAAATGTAGATGTTTGGATCTGCATCGAACACGTGGAGGAATGGAAATGAAATTGTATTGCAAAATCAAGAAGGACGGCAAATGGATTTGGTTTCCTGCAGATTCCCCTTGGAAGCAGCATGTAGCCAGTGGACTTTGTGAATGCCGTGTCTGCAGACCGAACATTGTTCGCCAGGAGAAATGTAAATGCACGCCAATCGAATCTTGTGATGATTGTCATCGAAGTGGATTGCATTACGGGAAAGAGATCCCCTCGTCAGAGGAGGAATGATTGTGACACATCACATCTATCTCGGAAAACTTGCGGTGCTGCGACACGCCGCACGGAGAAATGTATCATTTCCCGTGCAGGCGTTAGGCAGCATTGGAGTCCGTCACGAGCCGAAGGCGAGAGTCGCAACGCCATTTAGCAAGAGCGCACCCTATCTATACTTGGTTAATAGGGTGCGCAAGTGTGAAAAAAAAACTTTTAATAATTTAACACGGAGGCAG